TCTCTAGTCCAAGTAAGTCAAGAATTAGAGTGCTACAAAGCATTGGACGAGGGTTGCGAATTTCTAAAGATAACAATACCACTCGGCTTTACGACATCGCAGACGACCTCTCCTACAAAGGAAGAATTAATTATACAATGTCCCATTTTCAAGACAGAATAAATATCTACAATGAAGAACAATTTAATTATGAAATAGATAGGATAAAGATATGAATAAGTATTCAGTTTTAAAATTATCAAATGGTGAAGATATAATATGTCGTATCGTTGAAACTCTTAAAGAACAAATAAAAGTTGAAAATCCATTGCTATTAGATGTGCAACAAACATCAAGTAGAGATGGAAGAATAAAAGAAACTTTAGGATTAGTAAAATGGATAAAACCATTTACTGATGAAGATAGTTATTTAATTGAAAAAAACTCAATTGTCATTAATGTTTCAGCTTCAGATGGATTGAGTAAATATTATGAATATATTTTAAAAAAACTAGATGAGCCAAAAATGACTAAAGTAGAAGAAATACCAATACCAGAAGAAGATGATTTGGAAAAACTAGATGATAGTGAAATTGAACAACTTATGCAAGAAATCAAAAGTAGAACTGTTCACTAGCCTTATCGTTACACACTTATTATAATAAAAAAATTGAATTTTGTCAAGGATTAATTATGGAAAATTTTATATATGAAACTATGTTAAAAGATGTATCTGTTTGTGATGAATTAATTGAATATCATAAAAACAATGTATATGAAAAAATGAGAGGTTTAACCTCTGATGGTACTGATGCTGAAATTAAAAAATCTACTGATGTTATAGTTGCTTGGACACAGCACCCAACTATTCAAAAATATGTGCAACAATTATCAGGAAAATTAATTGAATATCTTGAGAAATACAGTCTTAAAGGTAGGATTAAAATAGGACTAAAAGAATCATTTAATATACAACACTACGCACCAAATGAGGGTTATTTTGCTTGGCACTGTGAGAGAACAACAACTCAATCATGGCAGCGTGGATTAGTATGGATGACATATCTCAACGATGTAGACGATGGTGGAGAAACAGAATTTTTTTACCAAAAATTAAAAGTTAAACCAGTAAAAGGTAAATGTGTAATATGGCCTACAGACTTTACACATTTACATCGTGGCATCACATCACCAACGCAACACAAATATATTGTTACTGGTTGGTTTAATTTTTATGATACAAATGATACTGAAAGAGATTATAAACATTATATTAGTCTTAATCAAGCAAAGTGGAAATAATTGATAAGACTTGACATTACTGCTTTAATTGTGTAGAATAGTTGTAATTTTAAAAAAGGACTATTTTATGAGTGAAAACTTTATATTACAAGCACAGCTTGATGATAAAGATTTGTATATTTGTGATGAACTTTTAGAATATTTTAAAAGTAATGAAGAGCATCAAACAAAAGGTAGCACTGGTATAAAAACAAAAAATGTTGCAAAAGTTTCCACAGATTTAACAATTCCACCATACACAAATAATCCTTTAATACAAAAATATTTGAAATATTTGTTTAGTCTTGCTGAAATATATACTGAAAAATATTCCTGTGGTTTTTTTGGGTTAGAAATGCTTGAGGGATTTAATATACAACACTATGCTCCTAATGAGGGATTTTTTGAATGGCACAATGAAAGAACTTCAAGTAATCCTCCTCAAAGAGCATTAGTATGGATGACTTATTTAAATGATGTAGATGATGGTGGAGAAACAGAATTTTATTATCAGAATATAAAAATTAAACCAGTAAAAGGTAGGACTTTAATATGGCCCACAGATTTTACTCACACACATCGTGGTGTCATATCACCAACACAGGACAAATATATTACAACAGGCTGGTTTAATCATTTGCAAGTTAATCAAATTTTAAGTTATGCGTTGAATGATACAAAAGGTTTTATAAATCATGTAAAAGGAAAACAATAAAGAAAGAGATGGTAAAAGTTAAATGTCAAAGCAAAAAAATACACACTATGTAGATAATAAAAAGTTTTTAGAATCACTCAAAGAGTGGAAAGAAAAATGTCAAGAAGCAGAAGAAGCTGGAGATGAAAAACCACAGATAACGAATTACATAGGTGAGTGTTTTCTTAAAATTGCAAATGGGTTATCATATAAACCTAATTTTATTAATTACACTTATCGTCAGGAAATGATATCTGATGGTATAGAAAATTGTTTACAATATATTCACAACTTCAATCCAGAAAAATCAAAGAATCCTTTTGCATATTTTACACAAATAATATACTATGCGTTTATTCGTAGAATACAAAAAGAGAAAAAACAAACTCATGTAAAAAATAAACTTATAGAAAAACAAAGTTATGAATTATTTACAACTATGGAGCATGACGATAGTAAGTATTCTATTCAAGGATTTGACCCTACTATTATGTTACCAGACGAAGATGTTTACAAGCCAAAGAAAAAAGAAGCATCAAATAAACCAGAGGGATTAGAAAACTTTATGGATAAGTCAGAATGAAAATTGCACTAATAACAGACACACACTTCGGTGCAAGAAATGATAATATGAATTTTAATGAATACTTCTATCAGTTTTATGAGGGAGTATTTTTTCCATACTTACAGCAAAACAATATCAAACATTGTGTGCATTTAGGTGATGTTCTTGATAGAAGAAAATATATTTCTTATCGTATTTCAAAAGATTTTCGTGAAAGATTTATTCAACCATTTAATCATATGCAAATACAATTACATATGCTAGTTGGTAATCACGACATTTATTTTAGAAATACAAATGATGTTAACTCACTTGAAGAACTTTTAGGAAATAGATATTCAAACATACACATTTATTCAGAAGCACAGGAAGTAGAGTTTGGTGGACTACAAATACTATTGATGCCTTGGATTAATCCTCAAAATGAAATCTATGCGTTTGGCATGATGCAAGAAACAAAAGCAGAAGTAGTGATGGGCCATTTAGATATAAGTGGATTTGAAATGCATGTTGGACAAATTTCAGATGGATTGTACACTAAAGATAAGTTTAGAAAATTTCATACAGTAATGAGTGGACATTTTCATCACAAGTCAGATGATGGGCAAATTTATTATCTAGGAACACCTTATCAGATTACTTGGAACGATTACAATGATCCAAAAGGATTTCATATCTTTGATACAGAAACTAGGGAGTTGACAAGAGTAATAAATCCGTATACAATATTTACAAAAATATATTATGATGATACGCAAGAAGATTATGATAACCATGATGTAAAAAAATACAAAAATCAATATGTAAAGTTGATTGTAGTTAATAAAAAAGACTTATATAAGTTTGATAAGTTTACTGATAAACTACTTAAAGCAGATTGCCATGAAGTTAAGATTGTAGAAGATTTTTCTGACTTAGATGCAAATACTGTATCTGATGATATAGTAAACAATACAGAAGATACTATGACACTACTTGGAAAATATATTGATGAATTAGAGGTGAATCTTGATAAGAAAAAACTTAAAGAAACTGTTGCAAAACTATATCGTGAAGCTCAGGATTTAGAAATTTGATAATTAAAAAAGTGGATTGGAGAGTTGCAACACTCTTTGTTCAACAAAGACATTATAGTGCAGTTATGCCAAAGTTAACTAAACACTATCTTGGTGCATATGTTAATGATGAACTTGTTGGTGTATTAACATTAGGGTGGGGAACTAATCCTATGGGAACTATTCGTAAAATGTTTCCAGATTTAACCACATCAGATTATTATGAAATAGGTAAAATGTGTATGGACGAAAAAATGCCACGAAATAGTGAATCACAAATGCAGAGTTTAACTATTAAGTGGATAAAAGAAAACACACCAGAAATAAAATATCTTTACACATGGGCAGATGGAATTGTAGGAAAGCCTGGTTATGTTTATCAAGCTGCTAATTTTTTATATGGTGGGTTTATTTGGACAGACATATATTTAAGTGAAAGTGGAGAAAAAGTTCACTTTAGGACTATTCAAAGAAAAATGAAAAAAGAAATGGGTAGAGATGATACAAAGTATGGCCCAAGACCAAATGATAAAAAAATGGGTGAGTTAGGTTTTACTAGAGTATGGGGTAAACAGTTTAGATACATTTATCCAATAAACAAAAAATCTAAAAAGTATTTAAAAAACTCTACTATGGAATGGACAATAAATTATCCAAAAGATAAAGACTTACAATGGAAAATAAAAAAACCTGGCGAAACAGAATACACATTTACAAATAATATACCTTTCATAGATGGTAATATTAAACAACATAATTCTAGTAATATAAACAAAGTATCAGAAAAATATGGAACTGCAACATTGGAAGAATTTATATGATAAATTTTAAAAGTGTGAGATGGAAAAACTTTCTGTCAACTGGAAATAATTTTACAGAGATACAATTAAATAGAAATCCTACTACACTCATTATAGGTGAAAATGGTGCTGGTAAGTCTACAATTCTTGATGCACTATGTTTTGGTTTGTTTGGAAAACCATTTCGTGTCATTAGTAAAAGTCAACTTGTTAATTCAATTAATGGTGGCTCAACTATGGTTGAGATTGAGTTTAGTATTGCAAGTAAAAACTACAAAGTGATACGAGGTATCAAACCAAATAAGTTTGAAATTTATTTAAATGATAATATGCTAAACCAAGAAGCTAGTGTTCGTGATTATCAAAAAATATTAGAGCAACAAATACTCAAACTTAATTATCGTTCATTTACACAAGTAGTTATACTTGGTAGTTCTACTTTTGTTCCATTTATGCAACTGAAGTCAACACATCGTAGAGAAGTTGTTGAAGAAATACTTGATATACAAATTTTTTCTATTATGAATTTATTGCTTAAACAAAATATTAAAACATTGCAAGATGAACGTAAACAAATTGAATCTTCAACAAGTATCGCTTTAAAAAATAGGGTAAAAGAGATTGATGTTGAAATTAAAGCACGTCAACAATTACTCAAACTTTTTGACTACGATTATGTTGAAAAAAAGACAGGAAAAGATTTAATTCTTGAACGTACAAAGAATCAAATTCACCTCTGTGGTTTGCCTCTAGCAGAGTCACTTCTCGTGAAATGCGTGATTCAGTAACACTGACGTCTCTCGTAATGACTCGGATGCAATCCATATGCTTATCGTAGTATGCAACGGGATGAAATTTCCCGAATGCAACCTCGGCGGGCAAGTCTATCAGTGCGGCGCTCACAATCGTCTCCCATTCACAACAAAACCCCTAGT